GCGGAGGAACGGGCCGGTAGACGAGGCGCCCATCCTCGACATCCGCGCGCATCCACATTTCGCGCAACGCGAGAGTGTACGCTTGAAACCGCGACATCTGCGACCACAGGCCCGAACGCGCGATCGAGCCCGCCGAGCCGACAAGCCGGTCGATGTTGAGCGACGCGAGCTGGTTGTGCTTCACGTCGGGCTCGGCGTCGTAGAGCGTCGCGAGCTCGTAGGACGTGGTCCGGAGCGCGCAGTAGCTGATGTCCACGAGGCCCATGGCCGCGCGCCGGACGCTGCCCAGCTGCGTCTCCATGTAGGACTCGAGGATGGGCTGCCAACGCCCCTCCATCATGGCGTATCGGTGTCGCGTGTGCTCGACGCGGCGCGCCTCGTCGGGGTTGCCGGGGGCCGGCGGCATCGGAGCGGTCATGCTGGCGTTCATGGCGTCATCCTATCCGATGCGGAGGAGCTGCGGCTGGTACTGCCGACGCGTCACGAGCTCGAGCGCGTAGCGTAGCCCGTCGATCGTGTGCTTGTGCTCACTCGCCGCCCGGCCGTCGAACTTGCCGAGGTCGTCTATAAGGCGCTTGCAGCGCGGGTGAATGACAAAGTCGCCGCGCAACATCGCGGCCTGGAGCACGCGGTAGCCGTGGAACACGGAGCCGGCCGGCTTGTACGCCGTATGAATCCTCGCGGGCCACGTCCCGATCGGGATCTTGAGCGACTTCTCGAACGCTTGAACGAGGAGCGCGTTCGACTTGAGCGCCCCGCCTCGGCGACTGACGGCCGCGCGGTCGCCGACCCAGCGGTCGATCTGTTCCCACCGGAGCCCGGCGCGCTTGATCATCGACAGGATCTGCGCGGCGTCATCCTCGGGTGTCGTCATCCCGTTGCTGGACACCACGTCGAGCACGGTGATCCGGGGCTCGTTGTCGCGCGAGCGCGTCACGGCCACCATGACCGCCGTTTGCGCGCCGCTCTCCTTCCCATGGTCGATGCCGATGGCGATCTGCGCTTCGCCCGTCGGCGCCTCGTCGCGCACCATGGTCGTGTGGTCGAACTGGACGAACACCCGGCCCTCGGTAAAGCCCGCCTCCCACTCGCCGTGGATTCGTTGGGCGCGCTCCATCGGGAGCACCTGGGCTTCGAGCTTCGCGATGTCGTCGGCGCGGAGCAACGGCCGGCCGCCGATCGGCGTGGTGGCCTCGACCGTCAAGGGCGTGTGGATGTCCTCGACCTCGCCGGACTCAACCAACGCGCGGAGCCAGCCAAGCGGGAGGCCGATGGGCGTAAGCGTGATCGCGATGCGGCCCCGCTGGCGTAGGACGCGCGCGGCAAGCTCGCTCCAGATGGCTTCGGGCGGCGGCTCGTCGATCAGGACGTAGTCGATCGTTGCGCCCGCGAGCGCCAGCGCGCCCTGGTTGACGGTTCGTATGCGGAGGATGCTGCCGTTCTTGAATCGGACGATGGGCACCTTGCCCCGGAAGCCCTTGCCCGGCGTGTACTCGCAGTCGCCCTCGATCTGGTCTTTCGGGAGGAGCTGCCAGATTTTCCCCTGGATGGAGAGCGACTGCTCCCACGACACGACGACGACCCAGGCCTCGATCGGCGCCGACTTGACGAGCGTGTGCGGGTGCGCGCCGAGACAGCGCCAGATGCAATCCGCGACGCCGGCCCAGGTTTTCCCGGCCTGGTTGCCGGCGCGGAACAGCTTGATCTGGCTTGTGCTCTGGAGGAAGCGAAGCTGCGGCGGCGTCGGGCGGTAGTACGCCAGCGGGTCGGCGTGCGCCCGCTGCCCCAGAACGTGCGCGGCGGCGGCGAGCGCGGAGAGGCTCACGCGCCCACCGCGAAGCGCCCGGCCTGGACGCCACCGGCTTCCGCGTCGGCGAGGCGGCGGGCGGCGGTGGCGAGGTGAGCCGTCTCGCGCTCGATTCCAATAAATCCGCGGCCCTCGATCAACGCTGCGGCGCCGGTCGTGCCCGAACCACAGAACGGATCGAGGACGATCCCGCCGGGCCGGCAGATCCGCACGATCCCGCGCATCAGGTCGAGCGGCTTCTGTGTGAGGTGCTCGCGCTCGGCCGTCGGAGGCGCGGATACGCGATAGTCGCCGGGGAGACAGCCCACCTCGACAAGATCGAGGGAGGGGCCGGCCGTGCCCCACACGGCGTACTCGGCCGACGAGTTGAAGCGGCCCATCTGCGGGCGGCTGCTCGGCTTGCACCACGGCACGATCCCGCGCCACACCCAGCCGCCCGCCTGGATCGCGTCGGTGGTCGTCGGAAGCTGGCGCCAATCCGTGAAGCACACGATGGGGCCGCCCTCTTCGGTGATGTCGAGACAGGCGCCCAGCCACAAGCCACACCACGTCAGGTAGGCGCGTTGGTCGCGGTTGTCGCCCGAGAAGCCGGTCAGCTTGTCCGCGTGTTTGCTGTCGGTTTGCGCGTACTTGACGCGAGCGGACATACCGGCCCGATCCCCGCGCACCATACCACCCGACGAATACGGCGGGTCAGTCACGATGGCGTGAACGCGGCCGATGTGCGGGAGGATGGCGAGGGCGTCGCCCTGGTAGAGAGTCCACCGCTTGCCCGAGGCGTAGGGAGTCATGCGCCCCCACTCGCGAGCCGTACCACCTTGCCCCCACGGCGCATGTCGACGGCGTCCTCGATGCGTTCGAGGTGTTGCGGCGGCATCGACGCGACGGCGGCGACGATGATCGACAGGAGCTGCTCGTCGGACATCGACGCGTCAGGAGACGAGGCCTTCGCGATCTCCTCGTCGAGTCGTACGCGGCAGTCCAGGGCGCGGAGCTTGAGCGTGCTCACCGCTTGCCAGCTACCGGCCTCGGCTGCGTTCACGGCGGCCGTCTCGAGCTGGATGAGGCTCGCGCGGAGGTACTCGGCGTAGGACACGTCGGGCGTCGACGAGGGCGCCGGTGGCAGCTTTGCGCGCGCGGCTCGTGTTCGGGAGGACTTCATCGCTCGTTCCTGTCGGCCGGGAGGCCGTCAATTTTTGGGACAGCGCGCGAGGGGCAAGGGGCTATCGCGGTCGGGGGGGGGCCGGTCGGTATGCACGGCCTCGAGGCCCCTCCCGTCCCCCATCGCAGCGCGAGGCGCTCATCTAAGGATAACCGGTCAAGTGTCCAACCTCGTAGAAGGAGGTTGGCCACCTCGAAAGTGCGCGGCCTACGCCCACTTGTGCCCGGTTTTCGCCTGCGGGTGTCCAACCTCGTAGCAAAACTCTATAAGGCCTATACACCATCATATTTCACTCTTTCATGTATTTATAGAATGAGGTTGGACAGGTTGGACACCTCGTCTTTCACGCGGTCCTTCCTGCTGTCTCGCTGTCCAACCTCTCGCGAGGTTGGCCAGAAGGATGGACAGGTTGGCCACGCCGTCAGTCCGGCGGGAACCACCGCCACGCGCGCTGTCCGGCGTTGAGCGTCTTGCGCTTCGTCCAGCCCATCGACGCGAGCAGGGACGCGACGCGCATGGAGTTGCCGCGATGCTGGTCGCGCGGCTGGAGGTCCAGGCCTTCGGTGAGCGCCTGCTCTACCGTGATCCCGTTGACGCGGGCGGTGGCCAGCTTGACGCCAACGAGCCAGCCATCCAGCGCATCACGCCAGGTGTCGCTGCGCGCGTACCGCGTATGGTGCTCGGCGAGCATGGCGCTCTCTTCGGGCGTAAGGTGCCACTGACGCGCCTCCTCATTCGCCGTCGTGAAGATCTCGAACGCTTCGGCCCAGAGCTGGTCGCGGTCGTGCTCGAGCGCGTCGAGGTCGAACACGCCCGACTCGACGGGCCAGAAGCGCCGCGCGCCGGTCGGGTCGTCGAGGAACTCGGCCTCATTCGTGGTGCCCACGAACACGACTTGACGGTCAATGCGGACGACGTTTCGCCCGTACGGCGGGCGGTAGCGGTCGGCGCGTGCCGTCAGAAAGGCCTTCACGGCCTCGGCATCGCGCGCCCGGAGCGCCGAGAGCTCGGCCACCTCGTAGAGCCAGATGCCCGAGAGCTGCTGGAACGCGTCTTTACTGCCGAGGTCCATCGCAGTATCCGAGAACCATTCGGGCCTCGGCACCATCGCACGGAAGAACGAGCTCTTGCCGGCGCCCTGCCGTCCCACGAGGATCAACGTCGTGTCCATCTGGCAGCCCGGAACCATGACGCGCGCGATCGCGCCGAGCATCCACTTCCGCGCGATGGCCCGATTGATGTCGCTCGCCGCCGCGCCGCAGTAGCGCGACAGGACGCCGTCGATGCGCGGCACTCCGTCCCACACGAGCGTGGCGAGCCAGTCGCGGACAGGATGGTACGGGTGCGCCCGCGCGATCATCAGCATCACCTCGCGGACCCGTTCGGTCGTCGCCCGGATGCGGTAGGTCGCCTCGAGCCGACAGTTGAGCTGGGTCTCAAGGGCATCCGTAATCGCCGAGCCGGCCCAGGTGACGTCGTCCGTGAACAGGTTGTGCCCGAGGTGCTCGTGGTAGTCCGGGTCGCTGCCGAGGATGATCTCGAGATTCCCGACCGACGGGAGCGGCGCCTTCGGCTCTCCCTTCCCGCCCGGCGGCCTCGTAAGCCGCGCCGCGATCATGGACTGGATGGGCGTGAGCCCGGATTCAGTCTCGAAACTGGAATGGACCATCGCTTCTCCCTCGTTTGATTCCGTTGTCTACCGCGTCGTCGGCCTCTCGCGCCGACAGGCCCGAACTGATCGCCGACGCCACAAGCGCCGCCCGCGCCGACGCGAGCTCGAGCGCGCCCGCCTCGGCGAGCTGCGCAGCCACCGCGCCCGCTCGGAAGGCGGCCAGATTGCGCCCGCCCTCTCCCATGCTCGCGAGCTCGC